CGATTTATTCTGGTGATTATTATGACCGTAGTGATGCGATGACGGATTATTTCGATACCGCTTACTATGCTCATATCAATGTTGGTAAGTGGGACAAACCTTTTGTCGTTACCGCTTGACAAACACCACATGGTGTGTTACCATGTATCTCTTAGTTAACTCTTTTTAAGGAAATTATATTATGACTAAATCTGTTCAACAATACACAAAGATTTTTGAAGTTTTGCAAGCCGCTAATGCTCCCGTTCCAGTTAGCACCATTCGTGCGATTGATGGTATCGTTGCGACTCGCCTTTCTACTTATCTGTGGGAAATCAAGAAAAACACGGGCTTTGCTGTTCGTGCCAATCGTGATGGCCGCACAGTTGTGAGTTATGAACTCGTTGGCGCTGGTACTGCACCCGTTGCAAAGCCTGCCAAAGTGAAGGCTGTTAAGGCTCCTGTTGTCAAAGCGGCTAAGCCTGTTGTTGCGAAAGCGAAGAAAGTTACTCCTGTGCCTGTTCGTGCTGGCGATTCCCTTGATGGAATTATGTCTGCAATGGCGAAGTCTTCTGCAAAGAAACCTGTCAACCTGTTAGATGAAATCGACACAGACGTTGAGGATTTCGAAGACCGTGCATTTGCCGAAGCATATATTAGAACATAAATTATTGGAGTGATATGGATGACCGTGCAGTAGTAATAGAACGATACATCCTTGAAGCATGGGATCAAGGCTTGACTGGTGCTGACGTTGTAACATACGTTCAGTATATGTCAAGCATTCCTGTTTTTGAGATTGAGCCTGTTTTACAAAATTTAATTGCGAGAATGTCAGAATGAAACTTTCACTATATGAGAGATTGTTACAGTACAATTGGTTTTATAAATTGATTTTACATTTTACTCTTATGGAGTATCTTGTGATTATGATTGTTATCGGATTGATTATATGGGTGTAATAAGTAAACTATATCTCGACATGGATGGTGTTCTTTGTAGTTTTGAAAGACGTTACTTTGAACTCTTTGGCGAAAGTCCTGGTTCATCTAGAGACAGAAGAAACTTTTCTGGTAACTGGATTGAATTCATTGAAGGTGAAAACTTTGCTACACTAGATTGGAATCCTGGCGGCCAAGAATTGCTTGCTTACGTGCGAACCATTCCAAACATAGAAATTGAAATGTTGACTTCAAGCGGTGGAATGAAGTATCATAGCGAAGTGACAATTCAAAAGACACAATGGCTTTGCGAACGTGGTATTGAATATAAAATAAATACTGTACCTGGGCGTAAATTGAAAGCCGAATACGCAAGATCCACAACCATATTGGTGGACGATACTCCTGATGTAATTGAATCATTTGGAGCCGCTGGCGGTATTACTATACTGCATAAAGATGTAAATGAGACTATTGCTAAACTACAATTTTATTGTGAAGAGTATATTCTCCCACCTCATACAGATTGAGAGTAAAAAATGAAGATTGCTATTGCATCCGATGTTCACCTTGAATTTGGTGACTTGATTTTAAAGAACGAAGAAAACGCTGACGTATTAATACTGTCTGGCGATATTTGCGTTGCGGCTGACTTCCGTGAATCTGATGCATACGGAATTGTAGAGCATGGTAAAAGTCAAAGGTACTATGACTTCTTCAGCCGTTGTGCATTCGAATTTCCAAAAGTACTTTACGTTGCTGGTAACCATGAACACTATCATGGAGACTTTGCTGAAACGTTTAGAATTCTACGAAACTATCTTGGGCACATTGAGAACTTGCACATTCTCGATAAAGAACATGTGACAATTGATGACGTAACATTTATTGGTGGCACATTGTGGACCGACATGAACGCACAAGACCCTGTTACACTTGCACACATTCGTGGTATAATGAATGATTTTCGAATTATTCAAAACAGCACCGAAATGGTATCGTACAAGACAATGGTCAATGCATATGATGCTGATGGCAATGTGAAGTTAGATGAAAATGGTCTGCCAATTCAACAAGCCGAATTTCATAAGCGTCCTGCTAAATTCACACCAGAAGATACTGTACAAGATCACAAAAAGATGTTACAATACATTCAAGTGACTACTGCTATGCTTGGTGAGAATACAAACAAGTATGTTGTTGTTGGGCATCATGCACCTAGCAAGGCATCTACACATCCACGATATCAAACTGAAGTGATTATGAATGGCGCATACAGTAGCCGTTTGGATCAATTCATTCTTGACAACCCACAAATCAAATTGTGGACTCACGGGCATACGCACGAAGACTTTGACTACATGATTGGTACCACTAGGGTTGTTTGTAACCCACGTGGATACATCAATTATGAAAATCGTGCCGATGACTTTAAACTAAAATACGTGGAGATTTAATGGAAGACCCTATCGACTTTGAGAATTCGCATCCACACATGGAGAAGATTATTAAATCAGATAAACTTTTGCCAATCACAAAATCTGTTGCAAAGATGTTAATGCGTAATCCATATACATCATTGGGTAAATTTTTCAAAACAATTTCTGACGATAACTTGCTTGCACTTGCAGAAATCATTGAAGAAGGTGATAGCGAATTCAATGATGGTATAGAAGATGTTGTATTGATGACAGAAATGTTATCCCGTGCCGAAGGTGTGCCAAGTCAATGCATCGAAGATATTACTGAAAATGTAAATTACTTTGGTGTATGTGTGACATGCGTTTCACTTGCACGAAAGGGTCTTGTTCGTGTATACTATGATAACATGTCGTTTGGTAGAGAAGAAGGCGACAAAATACTTGTGGAGAAAATATGAAAACTTATGATACATTCGAAAACGTTGTGAACATGTCACCATGCATGAAACGTCCTATTGTTATTAATGCTAAACGCATTGACGAAGATTTTCGTGTGAATACTTTAGAAGGTAATTACAAGCAAGGCAAAGCTGGCGATTATCTTATGAAAGGTATTGACGGAGAACTTTATATTTGTGATGGTCCTATTTTTGAAAAGACTTACGATTTCGTATGAACATATTCTATCTGAATCACGAACCAAAAATCTGTGCTGAAATGCACTTAGATAAACACGTTGTCAAAATGATTATTGAGTATGCACAACTCATGTCTACCGCACATCGTGTTCTTGATGGTGACAAATACATAGATAAAACTTCAAACAATCGTAACATTCAACGTTGGCGCATGAAAAACGAAATCATTGAATACGGCTTGATGAAAGCGTCACACGTTAATCATCCGTCAAACATATGGGTTCGTGCAAGCAAACAAAACTACGTGTGGTTGTATCAGATGTGGACTCACTTATTAGCTGAGTATACACATCGATATGGCAAGCATCATGCATGTGAAAAATACGCAAAGCATCTTTATATGCCTCCAGAAAACATTGCTGACATTCCATTCACCGAGCCTACGCCTGCGATGCCCGATATCTACAAAGTGACGAATGATTCTATTCGGTCATATCAAAACTACTATATACATGATAAGAGTAGTTTTGCAAAATGGAAAAACAGAGAAACACCAGAGTGGTTCTTATACGGAGTAAAGAATGCCAACATACAACTTTCGCCATCGTGAAACCGGCGAAATAATTGAGAAACTTTTTAAAATTGCTGATAGAGAGGAATTCTTAGAACAAAATCCTCACTATGAATCTGTTATGCTAGGAGCCCCATCATTAGGTGATCCGGTCCGATTGGGTATTCGAAAGCCAGACAATGGATTTAGAGAAGTCCTTGCCAAAGCTAAAGAAGCACACCCAAGAGGCGATATTAATACGTTCTAATGATGGCAACACATAAAAATATTACAACCGCAAAAAGGTCATCTATGGCAAGAAAACCTGCTGTATCTAAAACAGCAAATACCGAACCAGAATTTCAAATCCCTCCTAAATTAAAATCAGTCAATAACACACTCAGACTCAGACTAGATGATTTAAAAACATTTGACCCTCTAACAGAAAATCAAAAACTCTTTTTCGATGCATACAAACGTGGAGACTATTTTGTAGCACTTCATGGTGTAGCAGGTACAGGTAAAACATTCTGTGCGCTATACAAAGCAATCGAAGAAGTGATGAACAAATCAAATCCATTTGATAAAATCATTGTAGTACGTTCTGCTGTACAATCAAGAGAGATTGGACATTTGCCAGGTGACGTAAATGAGAAGATGGAAATCTATCAACAACCATATCGTCAAATCTGCGACACCCTTTTTGGTCGCAAGGATGCATGGGATAGATTAGAAGAACAAGGACACATTGAATTCATTTCAACATCATTCATTCGTGGTATGTCATTCGATGACGCTATCATTATTGTGGATGAAATGCAGAACATGACATTCGAAGAGATAGATACAGTTATGACAAGGGTTGGTTATCGTTCTAAGATTATTTGGTGTGGTGATTATCGCCAAACTGATTTGAACAAAAAGAAAAATGACGTATCTGGTATTCTTAAATTCTTTGACATTGCATATCACATGAATGCATTCACAAAGATTGAATTTACTGTAGATGATATCGTTCGTTCTTCATTGGTAAAAGATTATATTTTAGCTAAATTGCAACATGAAGACGGAGTAGAGACTGCTAAATAAAACATCATTATAACTACAGGATTATGCGAAGTGAACTTTAAACACATTGGATGCGATATCGACTATGATTTGGAAACTGAAACAGTAAACGGCAAGCGATTCTACAAGACGCCAGAGGGATTTCTATATCCCTCTGTAACTACCATTACCTCCCAGCACGGCAAAGATAAAATCCTTGAATGGAGAAAACGTGTGGGCGAAGAAGAAGCCAATCGTATTTCGACTAAAGCATCCAGCCGTGGCACCAGAGTACACAAGATTTGTGAAAACTATTTGAACAATGAAGAAGACTTTGCACGTAAGACGATGCCAGATTCTGTTGCTATGTTTAAGTCTTTGCAACCTCTATTGGATGAACATGTGAACAACATTCATGCACTAGAGATTCCTCTGTATTCCCATCATCTAAAAGTTGCTGGTAGAGTTGACTGTATTGCAGAATACGATGGTAAACTATCTATCATCGACTTTAAGACTTCAAGCAAATTAAAAGAAGAGAGTTGGATTAAAGGATACTTTATGCAATGTTCTGCGTATGCAGTCATGTATGAAGAACGAACTGGCATACCAGTATCACAACTTGTAATTATGATTGCCGTTGACTCTGAACATCCACAAGTATTCATCAAAAAACGTAACGACTACATCAAAGATTTTATATCTTACCGTGAAGCATATGATGCTGTATTGATTGACTAGTTGTATAAATAATGATATAATGTTAGTTATTGCTGTATGAAGCAAAGAGAAACAGGTTCTGGACGGGGGTGCGAATCCCCCCACCTCCACCAAAAGTATTCTAAACTGGACGCAGGATCAGAGAAGGTTGAAAGTGGATTGATCCCCACAAGTATGCTGGAGATTAAGAATGCTTTTGATGGGGGTGCATAGTTTCGACAGGGCAAAGAGTAACAGAGTGGACAGCACATCAGCAACGATGTAAAAAGAAGAAAATAAAGTAAACGCAAACGATTCACGTTTCGCATTGGCAGCCTAAACGCTGACTAGGGTTTCGACAGGTTTCCTCGTAACAGAATAACCTGTCATCATTTTTTAATAAATTTTAACATGGAGACAATTATGTTATCTGATAAATTTTATAGCGATTTTTTTTATAGGACAATAGGACCAAAAGTTTTTGAAGAATTAAAAGAATATGGTCCGTATGATAGGGCTATTTACCTAGAATGCTTTGATGGTAGATTGATTGAATTTGTTCAGGCTAACGAAATTCATGGAATCGATAACCCCGAAATAAAATCCGTGCCGATTGTGAAAAGAATTGATGAACCAGATAAAGTTTATGATTTAATTTTATTAACAGAAAAAGATTACGAAACATTTACCGAAGACGAAATTTTTGAATGGATTCGTAAATGTGGTGCTAGAATAGTTGCTGTTGTTGGTACTGACACATATTTTTCCCGAAATAAATATGTAGTTGGGTGGCCATTAAAGATAATTGAATTGACTTCATGTATAGATTCTTATGATAATCTTAAATTAAAAATTTATCAGTTTGATGCATCTATTAAAAAAATTGAAGAATCAAAAGTAGTTAATACAAACGAATAAATTTTAATATAAAAATATTATGAGTAAAGTTGCATTGATTACAGGCATCACAGGACAAGATGGAAGTTACTTAGCAGAACTTCTATTGAGTAAAGGCTACGAAGTGCATGGGCTTGCACGTAGACTCAGTACAGGTTTTAACACCACAAACATTCATCACATCAAAGATGATATTCAACTACATGTCAGTGATTTAACTGATACTGCAAATGTTCGAAACATCATTGTAAAAACACAACCAGATGAAGTATATAACTTAGCCGCACAGTCGCACGTTGGCGTAAGTTTTCAAATGCCCGAATTTACTGGACAAGTAAACGGCATTAGCGTACTCACTATGCTAGAGACAATTCGAGGTTTAGATAAAAGATGTAAATTTTATCAAGCATCAACAAGCGAATTGTATGGCATGGTTCAGCAAGTACCGCAAACAGAAAAAACTCCATTCTATCCACGTAGCCCATATGCAATTGCAAAACTATATGCATATTGGATTACTGTCAACTATCGTGAGAGTTATGACATTCACGCATCTAATGGTATTCTATTCAATCACGAAAGTCCACGTAGAGGTCCTGAATTTGTCACACGTAAAATTGTACAAGGACTTATGAACGCATGGATGGGAGAT